CTAGACATCTTTCAAGCTGTTAAACACAAGTTCTCCCTTTTAGAAACGCCGAATGCAGCACTCATATCCCAGTTGCTAGGTAAGGATGATGACAAAATTACATCAACACATCTCTTCAAATATTTTAAAGACACGGAATACATTCCTATCGTAACACCCATATATAGGTACAATATCAGTCCTGTAGACCACACAGCGAAACCATCGCCTTGTAGAACCACCGGCCCATCACCAACGGACCTGGTTGCTACAGCACCTGGCAAAAGTCTCACTAATGAGATTTGGACTGTTTCTGATAGGATAGAATCCAGAATTAACAATAAAAGGTTCTCACGTGCTATAAAAAGATATGCCGATGAATTTGTTGAGCTCGTAGCTTCCAACCATACATTCCACCCTATTGATATAGAGACTGTGTACTCACATCAACGCTCACCTACACAAAGAAATAGACAAAATATATCACAAAATGATGATTTTATCAATGACAGCAAACCTACAAACAAAGCTTTTCAAAAAGCAGAGACGTATGGCGAAGTCTGCTCACCCCGAAATATATCTACTGCACCACAAAAGCAGCTAGCTCTTTTCTCAAGATTCACAATACCGTTCAAAAGTGAAGTATTGACAAAACTAGATTTTTATATGCCAGGCAAGAGTCATTACGATATCGCAACGAAAATCCATGATTATTGCCAGCACCATAAAACAGTTTCTGTCACAGACTTCACTAGATTTGACGGCACTATATCATATGATCTCAGAAAATTAGAAAGCAGAATAATTAAAAGATGCTGTATGTCTGAAAAAGGCTTACTGTCCGAGCTGTTATCCAATGACATAGATGTATTTTCTACTACATCACATGGCGTTACTTACAATAGTAAAGCATCCAGACTCTCTGGATCTGCCAACACTACTGACGGTAATACCATCATAAATGCTTTTGTAGATTATGTGGCTGCCAGGTATCTCAAAAAGAAACCTCACATAGCCTTCATGAGAATCGGACCTAAGTACGGTGACGATGGCATTTCACCTAATGTCAGATCAATCGAAAAAGCGGCGAAAGACCTAGGCCTTTCCATTAAAGCACAACCGCAGGGCATAAACGAGCCTCTAGAATTCTTATCTAGAGTGTTCATATCACCATCTTGTAGTACACACTCTATACAATCACCAAAGCGATGCTTGCCCAAGCTCACTATATCTAATTCGAATTATAGAGATGACGTAGCTTTTCAAAACAAACTAGCAGGCTACAAAGTCACTGATAGTCAAACACCTATAGTGGGGGAGTTCATCCGTAGACACATCAACATCAACCACACAGTGTCTGATCAAGAGAGAGAAATACATCGAAAGATTAAGTATGGGCCTTGGCCTCAAGACCCCAATTTTTACGATGACTCTGTAAGTTATGTAGCCAGTGTTCTGAACATTGACGCATTAGACATACTTAACTACGATCAGGGTAAATCTGATAAACTTCTAACTGATCCCTATTTCCAACAAATCAACAAGTTAGAAGCTGAACTCAGCGAGCAACGTATTTTATGGGAATCACGACCAGAGCCCTTAAAGCAGCAAGAAAACTTAACAACAGCACAAACACAGGAGGAATGTCTAGACGAAACAGAAAAGACCGCAAACAACGAGATGAGAACTTTGACAAAGCAAGAAAGCAGAAAGAAGAACAAAACGAAAAGGACCGAGAGAATTCCCAGAAAGTCGAAAGAATTGACAACCGGGGAAACAGAAGGTCCCAAAGACTTGACAACAGGGGAGACCTCGTTGTACAAAGTAGGAAGCAAGGATTTGTTAAACAAGGCGCAGAGACTAAAACCAAG